CCACCGACTGAGATACAGACACCGTGTAAGTGCCAGCGCCACCAGAGCCAGTTAATACCGCCGTGATTTTTGTGCCGCTTGTAACGCCAGAGCCGCTAACCACGCAACCAACACCCAGATAACCCGCAGAAACAGCACTAACAGTAAGGGTAGTCCCAGAAATAGAACCCGTAAAAGCAGGATTAGGTGTTGTAACGTAGTTGTTAAGAGTGTAAGTGCCTGCCTCATTGATATTCCCACCAGCGCCCGTGTTAAACGCCACAATCTGCGTTCCTTGGGCCAGATTCATGTTCACGCCGTAGCTAGTGGTCAGATATTGACCATTGCTGATAGCGCCAGAAGTGATGATGGGCGCATTAGCCGTGATCGACTCTTGGTTGATAAACAACGACTGCGAAATGGTGTAAGTGCCGACACCGCCGTTACCCGTCCCAAACGACAGAATAGATGTGCCGCTAGGGATAGATGCGCCAGTAATGATGCTACCAACCTGCAAAGCACCGCTGGACACCGACAGGATAGTCAGCGTAGAGCTATTGATTGAGCCTGTGCCAGCAAAGTTGTTGATGTTAGTATTAGCAACAGTCATTTGATTGCCGCTGACGTAGCCAGTAAACCCTGCTCCGATTTCACCAGTTGGGCCAATAGTGTATTGGGTTTGGCCTGGAACGATTGGAAAAATGATCTCATTCTTGTAATAGACCATCATGGATTCGTTAGACCATTGATCGATCATGCCGTTCAGCATATCGAAAGCATCTTGGGCAGCGTCAGCCGTTGGCGTTTCCCCTGCTTCCAAAGCACCAATGTCTTTTAATGCTCGGCTAATGATGTCAAGAGGTGTAGTCATTTTACGTCCTTAAAAGTAGCTAACTTCAATAATAGAAGTAACAGGAGGCGCTTGACTAAAAGTAAGAGTAGTGCCACTTATTGAATAAGTGCTTTTGTCTTGATAAACACCATTTATATAAATGTTTGTAGTATTAATGTTCGATGGGCTACTTGACAACGTAAAAATTGTTTGACTTCCTGTGCCCGTAAAATTAGCAATAGTAATACTACTAGCAATAATTGAATTTCCACCAGAATATATATTGTCGTAAGTTCCAATAGTTACTCCAGCAGAACTTTCCAAAACAAATTTGTAATACTGATTAGCAATTAACCAAATTTCACCTGAAGGAACACGACCACTAGCATCTAAAACAATCGGATTAGATTGAGCAATGCTACCAGAACTGTTTGTATAAGTGGCTTGTTGTGTTGTAGTGCCAGCAGCATAGGTGTAAATTAACCCACCGCTTAAAGGCAAACCATTTGAGTCAAAAAATTGCGCTCCAACGCCGCCAAAAGGTGATAAATAAACCATTTTTTTTCCTAAATGTTAGGGGTAAAAACTTGAGGCAACCAAGGAGCAACAACGGGTTTATGTGCTTCTAATGCTTTAAGCTGTTCCTCTAGCCTATATTTTATGTGGCAAACGCCATCTTTAACAGCCTCTTGCTCAATCCAACCAGCAACCATTTCCTCTGATACTTGCTCAAAAGGAACTCTGATCTTTGGCTCATTAAACCACCAGTTGCCTTCAGTTTCAACCGACAAATTATCATCAGTCAGCACACATTTGTAATGTGCATGGGTAATTAACCCATCAGTAGCTGAAATTTTGGTTATAGACCATTTATAGTTCATGCTTTAACCCAAGGCAAAGGAGGATTAGCAGCAATAGCAGCCAGTTGACGAGCTAATTGACCCGCTACTTGGGCCTCTGTGTCTGGTTGCAGATTAGTCGTAATTGTAGTGGTTGTGCCATTAATATGATTAATTTCATAGCTAATAGGCGCATAACACCAATCTAATACTTGAGCTTCTGTTAATTGGCTATAAGCAGTAAATGGATTAGCTGGCTCACCTAACTTAACCGTACCAGCAGCCGAAGCGGTTAAATTGTTAACGTCATCAGTACCGACACACATCCAATCGGCATAGATTACAACATCGGTTTTTCCATCAACAGATGGGTTAACTGTCATTTTAGGGATTGACCATTTGTAAGTGATAGCCATGATTGTTCCTTTAAAAAATTTTAATGCACAACACAAACTGTGTCAGGATTGCCGTTTGTTCTATAAAAAACACCAGCAACCAAACCACCAGCGAGTGCAGCCGCATTATTAGCAAATACGGGTAAATTTGGAACACTTAAATAAGCGTTGCCAATACGAACTCCACTTGCTGCATTTATAACTTGACCAAAAATAGCTGTTTCATTTCCAAATGAAGAATTATCTGTTACTGGCCCAGTTTCATTATTTCTATCAAAAATAAAAATATCAGGATTTGTATTTCCATTTAAATTATGGATTGCAAAAGTTGAATAACCTGTATTTCCTATTGATACAGCACCAACTTCATTGCCAGACCATTGAATAGAATTTCCAGTTGTATTATTAAAAGAATTTCCAACTAAAGAAATTCCATAATTTGGATTGCTTGATGCAAAACGCAAATCATTTCCTACGTTTGCTTCAAAATAACATCCTGCAACGTGTAAAGAAACTGTACTAAATGCAACAATAGCATTTGCGCCAAAACCTTCCAATAAAGTGTTCACAATAGAACAACCTTGAGGAGCCTTCATGTAAATGCCATTATTGCTATTTGCTTCAAAAATACAAGCATGAAAATGGATATCTAAAGCAGCAGTATTGGTGCTAAAAAAAGGATTAGTTAAAAATCTAATGTTGCAATTATCAAATCTATAACTTTGAACGTATGTTGTAGCATTAAGAACAGGAACTTTTAGAAACAAACATCCATGAAATTGCATCCTTAAAAACTTGCCGCCATCTAAAACGTAAGTTGCATTGGATGTGTATTGTTGTTCAAAAGTTATGCCATCAAACCAAATAAATTGTGATGCCGCCACACTTCCTAAAGTAGTGGTAAACATATTGATACTTTGATTACCAACATAAAATGAACCACCAGTTTTAGAAGTTATTTCAAAATACTTTTGAAATGTTGAGCCATCAGTTGGTCTATTGATAACCAATGAAGATGTAATAGTAAATCTACCATTTATTTCTAAACCTGAGTTGTTGGCTATGCAATAATCAATTGCGCTTTGCAATGCAGAAGTGCAATCATAAGTAGATGTTCCCGCTAAAATAGCCGCTCTTTCAGCTAATGGTATGTAATCTATGGCATTAACGGGCGCACCGTCAATCATAGAATATGTTGCTTTTGTTAGGCTCATGTTTTTTCCTTAGTTACAAGGGTAAGAGAATGAAAAACGAAGTGCTGCGCTGCCGTTAATTACGCTTGCCGCAGACGATGAACCAGCGTTATAAACTTGTAGCCAAGCATAATTTCCACCACGAATAAGGAAAGCGCCCAATTGTCCAGTCATAGTGTAACCACTTTCAGTTCCAATCCAAACGCTTCCGTCTGCCTCACCAGCTCCGTTATAAATATTAAAAGGTAATCCACCAAGAGCCGCACCACCTGTTCCAGTTGCGGCTGTCCAAGTCATAACTCCAGTAACTGTAACTAAACGGCCTACCCTTACATAAGTTCCTTTGTTAACGCCATATGTCGTAGTGCCCGCTGTTGTCAATCCAAAATAAGTAGGTGTCCAAGTACCTTCTTCATACCAACTGAGCAACTGGCTTGTTTTACCCGATGCGGGAGTGTTGGCTGTGAAGTTGATGCCTTTACCTGCCGTTGTAGGTATTAAATTTCCAGTAAAAGAAACATCAGTACCATTAAAAGTAAACGCTGAAGAAGTTGTTAATGCGCTTGTTGATGATGCATAAACTACACCACCAGAAGTAAAACTGGTTAATCCTGTTCCGCCTGATGTCGTTGGCAATGCTGTACCAGACAAAGTAATAGCCAATGTTCCGCTAGTTGTAATTGGCGAGCCAGAAATTGACAAGAAAGACGGGACAGTTGCTGCTACGCTAGTTACCGTCCCGCCAGAGCCAGTTGCGTTAATCGTAATAGCAGACGAACCGTTGTAAGTTGTTCCAGAGCTAAAGCTAACGCCAGTTCCAGCAGTTAAGTTATATAGATTGCCGCCAAGCGCAACGCCAGAAATAGTCGAATTTGTAAGCTGGCTATTACCAATACCCGACAAAGTGCCACCAAGGGTCAAACTTCCAGAACTGGTGACTGTGCCTGTTAACGTAATGCCATTTACTGTGCCCGTACCAGAAACAGAAGTTACTGTCCCTAAATTGCCAGTTAATGCCACGCCATTAGCGGATAGCACGCCAGTAGAAGGCACAAAAGACAGCTTAGTTGAGCTAGTCGTTGCGGGATTGTTGCCCGTAGATGCCGCCGACAGTATTGGATACCAAGTCGAGCTAGAACTGGTGTTATCTGTGATCGCTACGTTGGTTGCGTTGGTCGCCGTGGTCGCAGTCGTAGCAGTAGACGCATTGCCCGTCAAAGCACCAACAAAAGTGGTCGATGTAACGCTGGTCAGCCCCGCAATCGTTGTAGCAGTCCCACCAAGGCTGATAGCCGTTGAACCAATCGTAATTGACGAGTTGTTAAGGGCAGAGTTAGGGATGCTGGTTAAAGATGCCCCAGAGCCGCTAAAAACCGTTGCTGTAAGCGTTCCAGTAGAAGGGTTGAACTGATACTTGGTCGAGCTTGTGTATTCGGTTGTCAGATTGCCGCTAGTGGTAGCCGCAAACAATGGGTAACGGGTTGCATTAGTGGTCGTGTCATCGGTGACCGTAGCGTAAGCCGTAGGTGTCGACCAAGTTGGTGCGCTTGAGCCGTTAGAGGTCAGCACTTGGCCTGTCGTCCCTGCCGCCGAAATAGCCAAAGCAGAAGCGCCAGAGTAAACCACGCCACCAGCAACAGCGGTCAAGTTTGCGCCTGTGCCACCGTTTGATAGCCCAACTTGTCCAACAATGTTTCCGGCCTGGACAGACAAGATGCTTTTATTAACGTAAATTGCGCCAGTTGACGAATTCACATAAGCAACAGTTCCCAACTTGATTGCATAACCTGTTGGCGGAATTGTGTTTTGAAAATAGCCAGCAGAGTAAGGCGACAAATATAAGGTATCGCCAACGGTGTAGCTGCCAGTATTTAAGCCTTGAACAAGACCAATGGTCGTTACATAGCCAGCCGTTCCAGTTGGGATATTTTGATTAGCCAGGCCAATCACATTGCCAGTTGTCAGGCTGTTAGCAATAGCAAGGGCAACATTGGGATATGTATATCCGCTGCTGGTTGACGTTACATAAACAGGCTGACCGATATTGATGGTGCTGCCAGTATTGTTGTAAACCTTTAGCTGGATTTCCTCGCCAATGTGCAGCGTGTTATTGGTTACATCGTTGTAGTAAGCCAGCGCATTTTGGTTGGTGTCATACCACAATCGACCTGCTGTGTAGGTTGGCGCTGAAACAGCCGTAAACGTGGCGTAATTGCTGATTGATGGGTTATTCAGCGTTTCGCTTGTGCTTGTCACGCTGCTTAAAGTGCCGCCTGTAATAGCCACAGAATTGGCGTTTTGGGTAGCCATAGTACCCAGGCCAGTAATTGAGCTGCTAGGGATGGTCGTAGAGGCCGTAAAAGCCCCAGTTCCATTGCCATAAACATAGCCTGTCAGCGTAGTAGCGCCTGTGCCGCCATTAGCCACGTTGAGTGTGCCGCCAAGCGTTACAGCACCTGTTGTAGCGGTGTTAGGGGTAAACCCTGTTGTTCCAGCCGAAAAGCTAAGAACGCCAGTATTGGCAATCGTTACTGCGCTGGAGCCGTTGAATGAGCCGCCAGATAGTCCAGTACCAATAGTAAGGGCGTTGGGAGTTTGGGCAGTAATCGCTCCGCTGCCACCCAAAGAAACGCTAACGCCATTGAACGTAACGCTAGAGTTCGTAAGCCCACTATTCGGTATTGTGGCATTGATCTGGCTCGGTGCAATGCTGATAGCGGTATTACTAGCAGCAGTTAATTGGCCTTGTGCATTAACTGTATACGTTGGGACGCTTGATGCAGAACCATAAGAACCAGCGGTAACTGCTGTGTTGGTAATGCTGAAAGTAAAAGCATTTAATGTCAGTCCTGTGCCAGCAAAATAAGTTGCCGAGGTACTGAATTGCGACCAAGTGATAGGCGTAGTGCCTAAAGTGCCGCCTGGCTGCACATAGCAATACCATGCCGAGCCAGCTTGCGTTCCAGATTCTACAAAACAGATCGCAGAAACATACTGGTTGTAAGTATTGGCATCAGACGCATAAGTCCATGCACCGCTAGAAGCAATGTAAATGCCATTATTCGCTTGGGTTGATTGATTCTTGACCAGCACCCGTGAGCCAGCAGTTACAGAAATCGTATCAATTGTCTGCAAGCCAGACAGCGTGATATTGGTTGTCGTAGCGCACAGAACAGGCTGCTTCCAAGATAGGCCAGCGGCAGTAGCATCAACGTAGAGTTTGTTTGCTATGTCGGTGTTGCCTACTGGTGTCGTTGATACAGTCCCCGTGGTCGTAGCCATCGAGGTAAAAGTAGCAGCAGCAGGGACAGAACCACCAATAACTGAACTATTGATAGTGGAATTTGTGATTGTCAGACCCGATTGGATGGGGTTAACAGTTGCATAAAATGGCTGACCCTGACCGATAAACGTATTGAATGAGTTATCCAAATTAAACAGAGCCTGAACGGGCAGGATGTTTTGGTCAACGGTCTTATTTGGGCCAGCCATTTTTTTCCTTACGATTGGTCAACCATTGGCGTTACATACACCAAATTAGTACCAGTAGCAGCAATCGCTGTAACGTAGCAGGGGGCTTGACTATTAACGGGAGGGCAAGCAATGACAATAGGTGTTTCCATTAAGCCTGGAAGCACAAAGTCACCGAAAGTTCCATCGCCAGGCAATGCCGCCACATCTGTTGAAATTGTGCTGAACTTGATCGCCACGTTTGCAGAACCAGTATTGATGCAAGAAACGTAGTTAATTTGATCTGGAGTGTTAGCCTTCAAAGCAACAGCAGAATGGGCAGTTGTACCAACGGACAAGCCGAGGGTGCTACCGCCTAGTCTGATTACGGACATATTTGCCATGATTAGACAGCAGTAGTAGGTGCAGGGCCTTCCAAGCGGGTAACTTGGATGGTGTAAACGCCAGCAGTAGGAGTAACAGAAGCAGCGGTTACGTTAGCGAACTGGATGGTCAGCACGTTAGCAGCCAAGCAATCAGCTTCAGCGACCACGATACCAGCAATTTGCGAACCGTTCAGACCCAACACAACAACGATGTCAGTCGTTTGCAGACCAGGCAAAGCAAAGGTTTGGGCAGCGGTAGTGTTGGCAGCAACAGCCACAGGAGTTAATGAAGGCTGAATATAGAAAGTTTCGTGGGAATTACCACGGGTGATAGTCGTAGATGACATTTCGTGTCCTTTGAAAAAGGTTTGTTAATTGTAGCTTTAAAAGCAGAAAAAGCCATCTTTTTTAGGGATGGCCTTTCCTTACTTCACTTCAGATTACAGCAAGGGGGTGCTGAAATCGTAGCAGTAAACGTACACGTCAAAAGTAGCGCCAGCCACGGGAGTGGTCAAAGCAGTCACGTTGACATACAGCGTTTGTGTGGTCAAAGCAGTAGTTTGTGCGGAAGGAGAAGTCACAGACACGCCGTTGACAGAAGTCAAGTTGGCGATAGTGACAGAGCCGTACAAGCTAGAGCCGCCAGAAGTGGTCGAGACACCCACAGCCAGACCAGTTGTAGTACCGACAGCAGCGCCATTGGCGTTCATGTTGGTAACAATCAGGGCTTGGGGCAAGA